GCCGATGCCGGGGATTAAACGGCGTTAGATTGATATTTAACAACTGATCTCTGTCCCAATTCAGTATATATTTCTTTTGTTCCACTAGGACTAAATTGTCGCTACCCGTGTCTATTAATTCAGCATCTTGTATGTCTGGTCGATCTAACAGACTTATAGTATACAATATTCCTAGCCCTCTTGCAAGCCCACAGAACAAATTGTCGTCTAATAACTGCCAAGGATCGGGCCATGTGGGTTGATCATCCCAATGCAAATGGTAAGCACGCCATGGGGTATCAAACCACCAGGCATTTATGGCATGTAAGCATTGGTCCGTAGGCATGGTGGCAACTGTATTGCGCAGCTGATTCCAACTGGCCAATCTGGCATCAAAGGTGCGGGCCCACATTAGGCTAAATGTGTGACTGAGTAGTTGATGGTACCGGCTGTGCCAGTGCTGGTTGTGACATATTTCCAAACCACAGTACTGCTACTTTCTGTAACAGAGAATGTTACACCTGGTGAAGAGTTTTCTACTCCAGTGTCGCTGCCTTGGAGATTGGTGCCTGATGCATCTGTGCCACGCACAATGGTATACACACCAGTTCTAACAGCGGTACCACGAGTGATGGTGTAGTTGATTTGCACAGCGGCAACGGCAGTAGCATCAAATGAGTATATCTGCGCAGCTGAACTCACGTTGTCTGCTAGAGTAAATGTAATGCCCGATTCACGAACATACGAACCCTGCAATAATCTATAACCATTTTCCATGGCAATACTGACAGTATTGTTTAATTTGATTCTAGCATAAGTGGCTGACTGTGCGGTTGTTCTTTCAAACATGTCGCCTAGACACACATTGTTGGCTGTGTCAATGTCAATGATTGCACTGGCAGCCAATGCAGCACCATTGAAATGATTGCCTACATCATAGAAGATGTTGTTGGTTGTGGTGTTCAAACTTACGCCTTTGATCACAACACCTTCTACATAGATGTTATCAAACACGTTACTAATCAATCTCACGCCAGATGGCCCACCGTTAACTGGACTAATTCCGCCTATGTATGCACCTTGATATAAGGTATCAAATTTGCAATTGGAAAATACACACCCTTCAATTTGCTGTTGGGTGTTGGTGCCATATGTGAACCCGCCAAAACTACAATTTTCAAAATTCACGTGATTGGTAACTAAACTGGTTGTGCTGGCCCACCGCACTGCTGCAATATCATCTGTGGCCACTGTGAGTGTGCTGGTGCTCAATGGGCCTTGAATTCCAACATTGGTAAATGCACAATCATGTGCTCGTTCAATCAACACGCCATCCATGATTTGATTGGTAACCATGTTCATGTTAGAAACTAAGATATTTTGTGGCTCATATGGGCTCACAATATTCACACCAGTCTGCTGTGTACTGCTGGCTGTGCGCATGATGTAACCGGGTAAGCTGTCAGCAGCACCAGTGGATATATTGCCCCAATAGTATTGGCCGCCCACTTGATCAGTGAGGCCAATACCAACTGGCACAGCAAAGTTTGATCTATAGTAAGATGCGCCACTCTTTACCAACACACCAGCAGCATAGGCCACTGTGTTGGTCCAGGCAGTCACAAAGAAATTCAAAATACTGCTTTCGGGACCTTCGCCGTACAGCATGGCATACGGAGGTACTAGGATGGTGTTGGTAATCAAGTAACTGCCAGCAGGGAAAAACAAACTTCTGCGAATTTGTGGATTTGCTTGAACACAGTACAATTGATAGAGAGCGCGGTTTATGGCCGCAGTATCGTCTGTGACACCATCCCCAGTAGCACCAAAATCAGTGACCACACAATAACTATCCAGTCTGCTCTGCAAACTTTGACTTACTGGTGATCCAACTGTAGACCCAGTTTGTGCTGTGTACCCAGCGGCAGCACCTTGATAGGTGTAGGCAGTTTGTGTGGCCAGAATGTCTGAATATTCTGTGAGGATTTCTACGTTATTACGCTCATCTGGAGAACCTTCGGCCAGTGTACCGGGCCCGATGTACAATTGGCGTGTGTCAACTGCCCAGCCAAGTTCAGCCGGTGCTAGAGGTTGCGGAAGATCTTCTTCGAGACCTTTGCGGTTGGTAATTCGTGATATTTGTACAATTGCCACAGTGTGATTCCTTGAGGTATCACATATTTAGCATGTAGAACTGTTCAACCTTTTTCCACCACAGGGTGCGATATCGTTCAAATTCTGTGCCTTCTAGCACAAATTCCTGATATTTAGGCTCGCCCACAATGTTGTGATGCTCATCCAAGTCAGGTTTTACACACATCAAAACTACGCCTTTTTTGATGCATGTACCATGCAGTTCATTGTGAGCTTCTGCGTATGCACACAACTGAACAAAGTAATCGTCAATCCATTCGCGTTTTTTAGGCTTGTTGGTTTGTTTGTAATCTAGGATACTTTCTTCATTTAGATGGATACCTGCGCCATCTGTTGTGCCTGCATACACACCCGGAAAGTACAAGGGCACTTCAATACCCCAAAATTCACTTACATTTTTCAATCCGTGCTTGACCACTTCTTCTGCCATGATATGACTGGGCCAACTGAACGGGTTCGACCCACGAGGGGGTATAGCACCTTCACGAATGTATTTTTCAAGATAGGTATGCATTCTTGTGCCGCGATTGGCAGCTTCTGTAGTAATAGCCTGTGCTCGTTCTGCACCCACTGCTCGTCGCCAATTGTGCAAGGCAGCTCGGCTTTCTTCACTTTTGGTTCGGTCTAGAATTGTAGTCACACTGGGTAACTTGTTGCCATCTGGAGTGGCGTAGAATCTTTTACCGTCTACTGTGACCCTGGGTATGGGCTGGTAATCAAATTTTGGGTTGTACAAATTAAACTCTAAAACTTTCTCCGCAACCGCAGCGGTCACGTTCATTGGGATTGACAAATTCAAAACCTTCGTTGAGGCCTTGACGCACATAGTCTACAGTAACACCATTGAGATACACTTCGTTCTTCTTGTCTACCAAGACCACAAAGTCTTGTTGGGCATAGTTAATGTCAGAATCTGAAGGCTTGTACTCTTGCACATATTCTAACACATAAGCCAATCCAGAGCAACCTGTAGTTTTTACACCAAGGCGAATGCCAGCATAGTTTTTGGCTTGCAGTAGTCGTTTTACTTTGGTGTATGCACGATCAGTTAGTGAGATCATGCTTCTTTCTGTAGTCTTCTACAGCCGCTTTAATGGCGTCTTCAGCAAGGATGCTACAATGGATTTTGACTGGTGGCAACGCGAGTTCTTGAGCAATTGCTGAATTTTTAAGAGCTGCCGCTTGGTCAAGCGTGAGGCCTTTAACCCACTCGGTAACGAGAGAACTGGAGGCAATCGCACTGCCGCATCCGTAGGTTTTGAATCTTGCGTCCGTGATGATGCCATCTTGCACCTTGATTTGCAGTTTCATAACATCGCCGCAGGCCGGCGCACCAACCATGCCAGTTCCCACATCTGTGTCATCCTTGGCAAAGCTACCCACATTGCGTGGGTTTTCATAATGATCAATAACCGATTGACTGTAAGCCATATAATTTTGTTTCCTCTATCCACCCTATCAAACAGTCCGAGCCATACTTGTCTTTGAACCGATTTATGGCCTCAAACTGATTTTCTGCTGCCACTGTGGCAACAAACTGTTTCACAACACCAATACTATCAGTGTATTTAATGTAGGCTTTCCAGTGCTTCATTGACAGGTTCTGGTTCTAGTTATAGTACCATCTGCATGTTGGGTTTCGGTCCAAGGTGTGCAGTTAGCTCTACTCGGCTGTTGAACAACCACTGCGGGCGGCGGAACATAACCATAATTGTAAACAGGCTCATAGTAGTTTCTGGCAAGAGCATAACCAACCACTCCACCGATCACAACTGGTGCCACCCAATTTCCACCACGATGATAGTGATGGTGTTGCGCTTGAGCCGACACAGCTAAAGTCAATATTGAGAGAGCAATGAGTTTTTTCATACGGGCCTCCTACAGCATAGTATACTATATTTAACGCCTTGTGTCAACAATTAGTTGACTGGTTTACATTGGTCGTTTCATAGCCGATTTGGCCATTTTGTTTACCACTTGCTGGCTTTGTTGTACTGACAGCTTTTCTGGTCCAATGTCAGCACCTTTGAATGTGACCATTCCTGAATTTGGATCTAGTGGCTCTAACACGCCACTTAGTGGAGGTTGACTCACTATGTCACCAAGATTTTGACTGGTAATAGGAATACCCAAACTTTGAGCTGCGGAGATAAACGCATCCTGGCTGATTTGTTTTTGAGCATTTGTGTCGTCTGCACGACCTGCAAGGAAGTTGACCAACCCTACTAGTTTGTTAGGGTCGGCTCCAGCATCTTTAGATTCAACTTCATCGATGCGCATTATCTCTTGGCGCGACCAAGTGCGGCTGGAGGAACAGGTGCTGGCTCTTCTGGTGGAGGTGCAATTTCACCACCAGCGGCTGCGGCAGCGGCGTCTAAGTCATCCATACCAGCGTCTGCCATGTCGGCAGCAGGAGCAGGTGCGCCGCCCATGGCAGCCATACCAGCATCAGGTGGAGGTGTTGTGCCGGTTACCACACCAAGTGCTTGATCAAGTTGTTGTTTGGCACCTTGCAAGTTTTGCACCAGGCCGGTTAGAGCAGCAGTGGCGTCTGTGTTGAATTGAGCAGCTTGATCAATGCCCACTTGGTTCTTGATTGAATCAACTAGGGCAGGCAATTCTTTGAATTGCATTTCGCTGGCATCTTCCAACATTGATTGCATTTTGTCAACCATGTCTTGTGCAGCCAACACAACTTGAGCTTGTTGTACTTCTGATTCTTTCAGCATGCGATAGGCTCTGCGCAGTCGGCTTTCAGCAGCCATCATAGCAGCACCAGCAACCATCTTTTGTTCGTCTGGTGTAAGGGTCTGGCCTTTGGT